GTTCCGATAGACCCCCTTGGGCGCAATAATTAACGCACCATTTATGTGGCCATTGTCGTACAGCATGGTCATATTATTGATGAGCATAAAGCTCTTTCCCGTGCCCATATCGGCAAACAGGGCCGCCTCCGGCTTGTTCCAAAACCGTGCCAAATAGGCCGATTGATGGGCATAGGGCTCATTCTTGAATCGATAGTCCAGCATGCTTTCTCTCTTTCTTGACAAACAAAAACTTCAGTATTAGGATACACGAACTATTAGAAAGGAGAAAGAGGTAATGGCAAAAGTTTTTGTAGTCCAAGAAACGATGCGCCACAACGTGTTGCCTGCGCAACAGTTTGGCGAGTTACATTTCTTGCTGCCCCCTCAAGTGCAAATTGGTTTTTCCCCTGGGCCCATGGTCAACAAGATGCGTCGGGCCCTGCAGAATTTCAACGATGATGACTATCTGTTACTCATCGGAGATCCGGCTGCAATGGGTATCGCCGCCGCCCTTGCATCGGAGTACAATGGTGGCAAGTTCCGCTTCTTGAAGTGGGACAAACGGGAAATGAAGTACTATCCCATAGCAGTAAATATCAACCAGAAAGGAGAAAGTTATGACTATTGATTTTGAAACCGATGCACAAGCGATTGAGGTTGCTGACACTTCTTTGTTGTCAATCTCAGAACTAGCGAAAGCTGCGCTTCTGCTTGAAAAAGACATCACGGACCTCGAAGCAACTCTTGCTGAAAAGAAAGAATCGCTGCGAAATCTGACTGATGAGCGTTTGCCTGATGCGCTGAAAGAAATTGGTATGACCAAGTTTCAAATGACAGATGGTTCCGTCATCGAGGTCAAGCCGTTTTATTCTGCAAGCATTCCGGTAGACCGCCGCAGTGAAGCATACGAATGGCTTCGTGCTCATGGGTACGATGACATTATTAAGAACACCGTCTCCGTCCAGTTTGGTCGTGGCGAGGACGATGCAGCAGGCGATTTGATTAATTCAATTCGCAAGCAAGGGCTCTTGCCTGAACAGGCAGAGAAGATCGAATCCCAAACCCTTAAAGCTTGGGTTCGCGAAATGGTGGAACAAGGCACGGAGTTCCCCACGGAGCTTTTTGGCGCTTTCACAGGCTTTAAAGCAAAGATCAAACGTGCGTAACTTTTAAAGGAAAACTAACCATGAACCAAGTAGCAAAGAAAAAAGAAACAGCATTGGCAGTAATCGATAACTCTGTGTTTGAGAGTGATGCCCATGATGGTATGGACAACATTTCTTCGGAAGATGTTGCTCTGCCTTTTCTCAAGGTGCTTTCACAACTGTCCCCGGAACTCGAATCAGTCGAGGGTGCTAAGGCGGGCATGATTTACAACACCGTGACCGGGCAGATCTTTGACGGCACAAAGGGTATCAAGGTTGTACCTTGCCACTATGAGCGTAAGTACATCGAGTGGACGCCACGCGGAACAGGTGGCTCAGGTGCGCCAGTTGCGGTTCATCCCGCGACAAGCGACATCATGACCAAGACCTTTCGGAAAGCTGGCGACAGCAAGGACTATCTTGAGAGCGGCAACTACATCGAGAACAGTGCACAGCATTATGTGCTGGTTGTCGATGACGAGGGTAACTCCTCACCCGCTTTGATTGTGATGAAAGCCACGCAGTTAAAAAAATCACGCAAGTGGAACAGCATGATGATGACGCTGAAGATGAATGGCAAGAATGGGCCGTTTACCCCGCCGTCATACAGCCATGTGTATCGCTTGACCACCAGCAAAGAGTCCAATGACAAAGGCACTTGGTATGGCTGGGAAGTCGAGCGTGTTGGTCCAGTGGAAGATGCAGCGACCTACCAAACCGCTAAGGCTTTTGCCCTATCGGTTAAACAGGGTGAGGTCAATGTAAAGCATGACCAGGACGAGGGAGCAAAAGCAAATAACGCTGCACCGTTCTAAATTGAGCCACGCAGGGCCGCCCCTCGGGGGCGGCTTTGTTGCCTTCATACCTAGAGAAAGCTCATGTCGGAAGTAGATATAACAAGATTCAAACAAATTTTTGCTGGTTTAGATATTGCGTACGGCACGTACAAGATAGATAAGGAGCGGCAAGATGGAAAACAAAACGGAAAGGCCACTGTCGTCAGACAAGCCCCCACGGATGACCTTTGGATCAAGCATCTCAAAGGAGTGGAGCCCAACCTCGGGATCATACCGATTCGTGCCGATAACACTTGCACCTGGGGCTGTATCGATATTGATATGTACCCCATCGATCACGTATCTATCATCAGGAAGATTCGTAAACTTGATCTTCCCCTTGTAGCGTTTCGATCAAAGTCCGGTGGCATGCATGTATTCCTGTTCTCACGGGAGCCGGTAACTGCTGCCTGGATGCAGCGCACACTAAAACTATTTGCCGCGTACCTTGGTTATTCAGGCTCAGAGATCTTTCCCAAACAAACTGAAATCCTGATTGACCGAGGAGATACAGGGAACTTTTTAAACCTTCCATACTTTGGAGGAGACAATGGCACGCGTTACGCGTACAAAGATGATGGCTCTGCGGCCACACTCAGTGAGTTTTACGATCTATACGAAAAGTACGCCATCGCTTCGGAAACCGTCATCAAAGAGCCCGCACAAGACTCGAGTGATCCGGCGCTTACCGATGGTCCTCCATGCCTACAAGTTTTATGCGGACAGGGTTTTCCTGAAGGTACACGCAACAATGGTCTATTCAATATCGGCGTCTTCCTGCGCAAGGCTATGCCGGATACGTGGGAAAACGAACTCATGGTCTACAACCAGAAGTTCATGTCTCCCCCTTTACCCCTTAATGAAATAAACATCGTTTCAAAACAACTTAAAAAGAAAGACTATGGTTATAAATGCAAGGATAGTCCGATTAACGGACACTGCAACGCATCGCTATGTAAGACTCGGAAATTTGGTATCGGTCAGTCTAACGATATGCCAAGTATCTCGTCCCTCTCTAAGTATGCTTCTGATCCCCCACTTTGGTTTGTTGATGTTGATGGGCATCGCCTGGAACTTACGACGGAAGAGCTGCAACAACAAGCTAAGTTTCAGATTGCGTGTATGAATAAAGTCAACGTCATGCCACCGACGTTGAAGAAAGGCGAATGGGAGGGATTACTCAATGGGCTTCTTAAACAAATGGTGGAACTCCAGGCAATCACAGAAGCGCCCGAAGACACCTCCGCCGATGGAAGATTCTTTGACCTTTTGGAGGAATTTTGCACTCACCTCCAGACAGCCATGGATCGTGAAGAGATTCTTATGGGCCGTCCATGGACGCACGAAGAAGAGAAGATGACCTACTTCCGCATCAAGGACCTGGAGAACTTCCTGCAGCGGAACAAGTTTGTCATGACCACGGTGAAGATTGCCCAGCGACTACGGTCTTTGCAAGGCAGCCCGCACTCTTTGAACATCAAGAACCGCACCGTTCGCACATGGCGCATTCCTGCTTATGAAAAACAGGACGCTCCGTTTGAAGTGAACATGCCGGTTGTAGGGTCACCATTTTGAACGTCACAAAAGTATTCGGTCCTCCCGGGACGGGCAAGACTACGTTTTTATTAAACGTCGTCGATAACCTCCTACAAAACGGTACGCCTGCAGCGGGCATCGGATACTTTGCTTTTACCAGGAAGGCGGCTCATGAAGCCAAAGAAAGAGCCTACGCTCGTTTTCAACACCTCGACTTTAAGCAGGATCTTGCCAATTTTAGGACCTTGCATAGCCTCGCTTATGCAAGACTGGGTATCCAAGCTTCCCGCATTGCAACGGCGGAGAATTATAAAGAGTTCGCACTTTTGGCCAAAATTAATCTCAGCGTCGATCGAGGAGACGAGTCGTGGGAAGTTCGAGCTGACCATCCAATTCTCAATGTCATTAACCTCGCCAGAATCAAAGGCAGTGACCTCAAATCCGAATACAACAAAAGCCGACTAACCATCGAATGGCAGCACTTTTACTACGTCTATCAGATGTACCGAAAGTACATGAGCGAGAAGGGGCTGCTGGACTTTACCGACCTGCTGGAAATGTTTGCAGATGCGAATGATTCTTATTATCCTTCACTGGAGGTCGTAATCATTGATGAGGCTCAGGATCTGAGCCCGCTTCAGTGGCGGATAGCCGACAGGCTCATCAAGCGAGCCACCAAGGCCTACATTGCCGGGGATGACGACCAGGCCATCTTTGGTTGGGCAGGCGCCGATGTCCGTTCCCTGCTGACCTATCCTGGCGAGCAGATCGTCCTAAACCAGTCCTACCGGATCCCCAAGGTCGTTCACGATTACAGCAACCGAATCATCCAGCGGGTGAAATACCGCGTTCCCAAGACTTGGAATGCCCGTGACGAGAAGGGTGAATTACATTTTTATCAGCGTTATAGCGACGTTGATTTAGTCGAAGGCACCTGGCTTATTCTCGCGCCTACCAATTACATCCTAAACGACGTACACGAATACCTTAAAAGCATGGGCGTTTTGTTTGAGCGCAATGGCGTGCGTTCAATAGGCGAGCAAACGATCGAAGCCGTGTACGCATGGGAAGATTTGCGCAAGGGCAGGTCAATCGGAAGCAAAGAAATCAAAGCGCTGTACACGTACCTCGGACCAAGTGCCATTGCCAGAGGATTTAAAAAGTTTACTGGCGACCCCGAAGAGACATACGATATGGCACGATTAAGAGCAGAAGGCGGCTTGATCGCAGAAGATAAGCCATGGTTTGATGCACTGAGCAAGTTATCCGATGCAAACCGTGTTTATATCCGAGCAGCTTTACGCCGGGGGCAATCATTGCGTGGCACGCCTCGAGTACGACTGTCCACGATCCACGGAGCAAAAGGCGGAGAAGCTGACCATGTTTTGATACTGACGGACCTTTCATCACAATTTACGAGAGAGCAGGAAGTGAACCCAGACGATATTAATCGTTTGTATTACGTGGGGCTTACGCGTACGCGTAAGTCTTTACACATCGTTTATCCCCAGGACCAGTACAAGGCGTTTCGTCTATGACCATCACACTGTTTCCCCAACTTAAAACAGAGTGGATAGCCCCGGAAGTTTTTCCGGATCTGTCCTCAGCAGAAGTAATTGCAATTGACTTAGAAACATGCGACCCAGGAATGAAAACGAGCGGCCCGGGTTGGCCGACAAAGAATGGTTACATCGTTGGCTTTGCCTTAGCCGTGGATGGTTGGAAGGGATACTTCCCGATCCGCCACGGTGGCGGAGGCAACCTGGACGAGAAGAGAGTCCGCAAGTTTGTCCAAACTGTTTTGGACTTTCCCTGCGACAAGATTTTCTTCAACGCCGCTTACGACGTGGGCTGGCTGAAGACAGAGGGCTTCACGATCAATGGACGCATTATCGATGCAATGATTGCGGCGGCACTTATCGACGAGAATCGTTTCAGCTACAGCCTAAACGCATTGGGCTTTGACTATTTGCAGGAAACCAAATCCGAGCAGGGCTTGCGCGATGCTGCTAAAGAATTTGGCGTTGATCCAAAGGGAGAACTCTACAAACTACCAGCGATGTATGTCGGTGAGTATGCCGAGCAAGACGCCGTTCTCACGCTCAAACTTTGGCAGTATTTCAAGATTGAGTTGGTCAAGCAGGAGTTAAATTCAATCTTTGATCTTGAGACAGAGCTTTGCCCCCACTTGATTGACATGACTTTGCGTGGCGTGCGCTTTGATATGGACCGGGCCGAGCAGACTTGGAAGGCTTTTGGTGCCAAGGAGAAAGAGGCACTGGCTCAAATAAAGAGCCTATCAGGGTTTTCCATAGATATTTGGGCCGCTGCCAGCATTGCCAAGGCGTTCGATAAGCTGGGTATCGAATACCCTAAGACCGAGAAAGGCGCCCCGTCCTTTACCAAGAGCTTCTTGGCCGGGCACAAGCATCCGATCGCCCAGGCGATTGTGGACGCCAGGGAATATAACAAGGCCAATGGCACGTTTATTGAAGGTCTGATGGCCTATGCCAAGTACGACGGCCGCATCCATGGCCACATCAACCAGCTTCGTTCTGATGAGGGCGGCACCGTTTCAGGGCGTCTGTCCATGGCCAACCCCAATCTACAGCAGATTCCAGCGCGGCATCCAGAGATCGGTCCTGCCATCCGTAAGCTCTTTTTGCCGGAAGAGGGTGAAATATGGGCCTCCCTCGATTTCTCCCAACAAGAACCACGGCTCGCGGTCCATTATGCCAAGCTGTTGGGGCTAAAGGGGGCGGACAAGGCCGCAGAGGCCTACATTACAAACCCCAATACCGACTTCCACCAGACTGTGGCAGACATGGCTGGCATTGGGCGCAAGCAGGCCAAGACAATCGGCCTGGGGCTGCTCTATGGCATGGGCAAAGCCAAGATGAGCAATGAGCTGGATCTGTCCACCGAGGAGGCCTCCGAGCTTATTGCCAAGTTCCACGAGTTAGTCCCGTTCATGAAGGGTTTGGTCACCTCGGTACAGCAGCGGGTGGACCACCCGGCATCAAACGGCTCCATCCGCACGCTTTTGGGGCGCCGTTGTAGGTTTAATTTGTGGGAGCCAACGACATTTGGCCTTCACAAGCCCCTGCCAAAAGAGCAGGCCGTGTTGGAATATGGGCCAGTTCTAAAGCGAGCATACACTTACAAGGGCTTGAACCGATTGATTCAGGGTTCGGCTGCCGATCAAACAAAAAAGTCAATGCTGGCCTGCATTTCCGAGGGAAAGTTGCCGCTATTGCAGGTCCACGACGAACTTTGTCTTTCTGTCAAATCAGGAGATGAAGCTACTAAATTTGCTCAGGCAATGATGGATTGCGTTAAATTAGAGGTTCCCTCTAAGGTGGACGTTGAATGCGGTCCGTCTTGGGGGGACGCGGCATGAGGAAAGTCTCCTCCCTCGTGTTGCTCCTTCAAGCTTTGGGGCGGCGCAATGCCGCCCCCTTTTTGTGTTATTCTCCCGTAAATACAGGAGAACACAATGACCGATTCTTCAAAATGGAAGTCCGTAATGCTTCGGGTCGATACCTACGATCGCCTGCAGCAAGTCGCTGCCCGACAGAAACGGGCGCTTGCCAACATCCTCGACGAACTCGTCACCAAAGAATGGGAGTGGAACTTTGATCGCGAATCACGAACCCCGGACCAAATCGTCAAGCAGCCCGAAAGACAAGAAATCCAAAGGCCCCGAAACCCGTTCCTCTTACGGAAAACAGATCCTGGAGTGGATTGATGAAACGTTTGAAGTCATCGTTTACCCGACTGGGTTTGAGGATTGCATTGTGGGGGTGGGAGAACGATTCGGGGGCCCGCCAGTGGCCGTATTGGATGTTGAAAAAATGCTTGCCCAATTGGAAGGGGAGGGAATGACGCGTGAAGAAGCAATTGAATACTTCGAGTTCAACATTTTGGGAGCCCACGTGGGCGAACAAAACCCGGTCTACTTGCATGTCCCGGAATTCAAAATTGAAACAAAAGGAAGAAAAAGAAAGGAGAAAAAATGATTACGAACGAATCCAGTATCTTGGACCCGGATTATTCTGAGGCGATGATCCGAATTCAACAGCTTCACAAGCAATTGGGGAAAGAAATGTTGGCAAAAAATTATGTTGCTGCGCGGAACACAGCACGTAAAATTGCCGTAGACGCCATGTTGATTGGCATCTGGTGCAGAGAATTTGTTGACATCAGCAAAAGGGATGAGTTAGGATTTTGACTCGAATACTTTAGAAAGGAGAAAGACGTTGAATAACAATTTATGGAGCGCGGCTTTAGCAAAACATTACAATGTTTTTAATAAGCCTGCGCCATGCGATTACTGTGAGCACAGAAAAAGATGCGGGGAAAAGCTATTGGCCTGCGATGTTTTCAATGCTTATGTTCAGCGCAATCAACATTGGAAAAAGATGGATCGAAGACCCACAAAAGAAATGTGGGACAAAATTTTTATTTTTGATAAAGATGAAGTGAGCCATCCATGAAAGATTTAATCGACCTTAAAAAACTATGGGCATGGTGCGTGGAGCGTTGGCGCACTTCGTTCGGGTGTGTGGTGCTTGCGATAGTAGCGTTTATGTTGGGCACTGCGTGGGAATCCAAATCAATAACCGAGGACTGCCGCTTCATGGGTGTTTTTCGTGATGGCCCACAAGCCTATAACTGCCAGCCGAGGGTTAGATGAGCGAGATAAATACAGGTGGGCCAGCGTTTCCTGATGGTTCTACAAACGAGTGGGGAAATGCGACTAGAGGTGGCATGACCCTGCGAGATTACTTTGCGGCTAAGGCTTTGCAGGGAATGATGAGCCTAGAGCAATTACAGATGCGTCTTGGGCGTGACATAAATATGGAACAGATTGCGGGTGCCTCGTACGAATGGGCAGACGCCATGCTGAAAGCGAGGGGTGAGAAATGAAAAAAGACGATGACATAGAGCGCATCAAAGCCTACATGGAAGCCAAAATGAAGCACATCAAGATGTATAACGAATGCATGAACTTGGCTGATGGGCTGGATGTTGAGAAGTTTGCTGAGTTGGTTCGGGCTGATGAGCGCACAAAGCGTGAATGGGTTGGGCTGACGGATGAGGAAGCATGGGAAATGCTAAGACAAATGAGCCTCGGAGCAAGTGTTGAAGATGTTAGGTTTGTTGAAGCCAAACTAAAGGAGAAAAACACATGAAGATCTTCCTACTTGGCTCTGCCATCGGCGTAGTGTGGCTGTTGGCTGATCATCAAATTGACAAGGCCCATGCCGAGGGGTTCAAGGTAGGTATGAACTACGCCCTGAAGTCTGACCCGCCGAGCGAGCAGCTCGAAATGACTTGTGCTGGTTTGTGGGTCGGTGAGCAAAACAAAAAGTATTTTGAGAAGGAGCGCCGCAGTGCCCGTTAGTATTGATCCAAAGGATGAAAAGATTTGGAATTATTTAACTACGCACAAAACTCCAGTCAGCCAGGAGAAGATGGCCAAACATTTCTTGATCAGTCAGAGCCATGCCTCGCGTGCGTTGAACTTTTTTGTGGAACAGGGCATTGCCGAGGTTATAAAAATCGGGACTAAAAAATTTTACAAGGTAAAGGAATGAAGACCATGTGGCCAATCATCATTGGAGCAATCATCCTGGGGCTGTTGTTATGAGTGACGGAGGAAAAGGCTCAAAGCGCCGCCCATCAAGCGTCCCGGACCAAACCTTTTGGGACAACTTTGATCGAATATTTGGAGAAAGCAATGCACGAGAACAACGAGAGAATGATGCTGGAGTACCTGATTGCGGCGATGACAAGCGGCCTGAAGCAGGCGGGGGCGACGTACAACCTTCCAGAAACCCTGGCGCTTGAGTACGGCAGGCTTTGTTATAACCAGGCGATCAAGGACATGCAGGCAGTCTTTACACTCTCCGACTTTGGTCAGGTGGGGCTGGAGCTTTCTGATCGGATTCAAGATCTACACATCCATCAGCGGAGAAAGAAATGACTCCCCAAGAAGCGATGAAGCTCGCCGAATCATGGACCAGGGACATGCAGCCCACGCGGGACTACACGCACATGCCGCTTTTTGATGCCATGCGCACGCTACTTGACCACGTTCGCCAACAGAATAAAGATATCGAGGAACTCACCCAGGCCTGCCGGGTGCTTTTTCGGCGCAACAAGGAGTTGGAAAATGAACTACAACGAAGCGAAAAATCTAGCTGAACAATGGACCGTCGGGATTGACCCCGCTTCCGAGGGATGGCGGGCGGTTATGTCATTCTTGCTGCAACGCATCAATGCCTTGGAAGGGCATCTTCATGCCCAAAACGAGCATATGTCAAGACTTAGCAGTGAGAACGAAGCACTGTCCCTGGACCTTGGGATCAAGGAGAAAGATTTTCAGATTCCTGACGCCGGTTTTCGGCTCCCGGACCAGCCACAGCTCAAGACCATTGCCGATATCATTCGGGAATGCGAACGCAAAGGATAAATTCATGAACTATTTTGAAGCTTTGCAAACGATGCTTGGGCGCAATCCAAACGAAAAGATTCAGATGCTTTACATAACGCTGGAAAACGGCAAGGTGCTGGTGTTTCTCGGCGCCCCGGTATCCGAGGAGGATGCTGACCAGATCCAGAGCATTACCTTTGGTGAGCGCGTTTCGCCCGCACTGGTTAGTCTTGCTGCATCGACCTTTGGCAGTTCTGATGGGTTTTTGGCGCAATGACTCTTCCTGCGTGGTTAATTGCTTTCATTGGTGTGCAGTACGCGGTGATTATGTTTTTGTTTTACCGTCATGATCAGCCGTGGATGGCGGTGACGTATTTTGGTTACATGCTGGGCAACGTCGGTCTTGCGATGGTGGCGTTGGGGCATAGGTGAGATCACAAAAAACTATAAAGAATTACCCATGGCATGCCAGGACAGGGTTTGGCGAGACATGGTATGGCAAGGCAAGGTATCGCCAGGTATGGCTGGGTTCGGCAGGCGTTAGGTTGGGCATGGTGAGGTGAGGCCTGGTAAGGTCAGACTTGGAATGGCGTGGTAAGGGTTTTGTATGGGGCTTGGCCGCCTTTGGCATGGCGTGGCGAGGTTAGGCTAGGCAAGGCTCCATATGAAACCCAAGTGATTAGGTTTGTTGGGTTTATTTGGTACGGCTAGCCCGGGTTCGGTGAGGCGGGGCTCGGCTGGGTTCGGTGGGGTATGGCAGGGTTTCGTATGCAGCTTTGCAAAAAGGCTTTATACGAAACCCAAGTGATTGGGTTTGTCGGGCAAGGCATGCTGGGGATGGGTTTGGCAAGTTGCGGTTAGGTTCGCTCCGGCGTGGTGAGGTAAGGTAGTGTGGTATGGCACGACTAGGCACGGCTGGGTTTGGTAAGGCCGGGCATGGTGGGGCTTAGTTAGGTACGGTCCCCCGTAAGGGGTTTTTAAATATAGGAGAAAGTAAGAATGAGTAAATCAAACTTGAAGGTTGTTAGTGATGTAACCAATGGAGGCAAGTCCGCTATTGAGCAGGGGTTTCCCTATGCCGTGGCGATCACGGTCAGCGGCGCTTCAGATTTGTTGTTTCACCGTTGGAACTGCGAGTCAGTTGACGCGAAGTCCAAGGCAGCGAAGAACTCTGCGGCCAAAAAGACCGATGATATAGAGTCTTACGTATGGAGAAACGAGCGCAATGAGGTTTGCATCCCAGGGGAGTATTTTAGGCAGTCCATCATCCATGCTGCAAAGTTTAAGCAAGACCCCCGTTCACCGCGTAAATCCGCGATGGATCTGTTCAAAGCCGGGGTTGTATCGCTTACTCAGTTGGCGTCACTTGGTAGTAATGAGTGGGACTACCTTGACACTCGTCGAGTCACGGTGCAGCGAGCTGGAGTCAACAGAACACGACCTGCCATGCGAGTCGGATGGAAAGTGGACCTCGAGTTTCAAATACTCACCCCTGAGTATATCGACCCCGTTCTTTTTCAAGACGTATTGAACACGGCGGGCAGGCTTGTTGGCGTGGGCGACTTTCGGCCAACGTACGGAAGATTTAATGTCACTAACTTCGAGGTAATGTCATGATTAAAAAACCAGCAAAGAAGGTAACTAAGAGGCCCTTAAAAAAGCCTGCCAAAAAGGCGGTCAAGAAGCCCGCAAAGAAAACGGTCAAAAAGAAAGACACGGGCACTCCTTTGGCCAAGCTTGTTGCCCAATGGGACAAGGACCAGGGACCACTGCCCAGTCTTTACGATGTGGCAAGCAAGCTTGATGAGTCCATCAGCACGCTTACCGACATCCAGCACCTCATGGACGCGGCTTTGGATGAGTGCATGAACATCGGCAACGATGCCCGTGCAATGGCGCTATTGAACATCGCCTACGGGATGCTCCGTGGCGTGATCGATAAGACCGAACCACTGACCTCGGATCTTTATCGCATCAACCGCGCAAGTCTAAAGTAGCGTCTTTCTTTTCCGCCCTGGGGCCTTTGGTGGCTCCAGGGTAATCACGTCGATCGGCCCACCCGTCACTGGGTCAAAGATAGAAGCGATTTCAATGGCCTCCCTGGGGCTCTTACCCAGGTGCATGGCCGCTAAGGCATACGCCGACCCGGTACCGACCGCGAAGAAGTCACCACGGACCTTGACGGGGTGAATAGTGCTCTCGTAGACATAGATCCCGTCATGCCGCAGCTCCAGGATATCGACCTCGATGGGCTCGTCAAACTCGCCGTTCTTTTCCACCGAATCGTAGAACTTCAGTAACTTATCAAGGTCCCCGGCGCCGCCAAAGATGCAGTCCTTGCCTCGGCGGAGCTTTTCGATGTAGTACTTCACATCGTCGCCCGAGACCTGGCTGTCGGCCGCGATCTCAAGAGTGCTCAGTCGTGCCGCTATTGTCGTCATTGGGGATCTCCTTGCCCGTCATGTCTTTCGTGATCATCCGACCACGGCTCTCGTTCCAGTGAAGGATACGATGGCAATTGGAGCACAGGGGGATGCACTTTTTAACCTCCCGATAAATGGCGGCCCAGCGGTTGTCGGCAGCCATGCGGTTGACGGACTCTTGGGTGCCGTCGCGCACGACGTGGTGAAAGTCGATTATGGCAGGGTGGCTGGCGCCGCAGTGGTGACAGAGTTGCTGGGCTTTGAACTCGATCCATTTCTCACGGGCAAGGCGTTTATTTCGGGCTACACGGGCTTGGATGGATTCTTTGTGGGTTTGGTAGTAGGACTTCTTGTAGAGGCTGTCCTTGGCCCTTTTTTCGGCTTTGTCTTTGTATGGCACGACTTTGTCCCTCCCCGGACCACGGGCCAGGGGGTATTGTGCCTGTATGGAAGGAGCTTGGACCAGGGACCACGGGTCAGGGTAAACCCGTAGATTTAGGCGTAATGGCGGTGTAATGGTTTTGGGGGCCAAAATTGCGTTGGTTACTTAAGAGCCCAGCTTAAAAAATTTTTTCACTAAACACTTTTTTTCAGGCCCTTTTGGACGTAACTAACGTAATTTTTCTTGTAAGTAATTGATTTATAAGAGAAATTAGCATTACGTTGAGCATTACGTTAAAGTATTACTTTAACTCTAGACGTAATGTTGTACAAAAGAGACTCTAGCCGACCTACGTCCAACTTTTGAAAAATAAAAAAACGTGTATTACGAAATTTCAAAATTTTTTCTCTATAGGGAATTTCGTTGAAAAACGTTGACAAAATACACGATTGTGTATAAAGTAAACGATGAAGGAGGATTTTATGGGAATGAAGATCATCCCTGAGGTTTACCACATGCTGCCCAGTAACCCGGTGGAGAAGCTCTTGCTTTGCTTTGAATCACAAGACGAGATAGCCACCTTTTGCTTTGTGACCCCTCAGGCTGTTTGGAATTGGAAAAATCGGGACTCGATCCCGAGGATTTACGTTGAAGACCTTAGTCGGTACACAGGCATACCCCCGTGGTTGCTGTGCCCCAAGCATTTTAAGAAAGGAGAAAGTGATGTTTCTGTTCAGTCTTTTGGCGAAGGCCGTGGACAAATTGGAGCAGTCCAAGGATCGGATGTTGGAACAGCGGTTCGCGCAGAGGGGATGCTCGAAGTTCGACATGATGGCGAAGATCCAAGAAGCGCAAGCCAGGGGACTGGAAGCGGAAAGGAGAATGCATGAGCGGAGCAGGAGATTCCAAGAAGCCCGGCAGGCCACGCAAGGTCAGCGATGTTCCTAAGATCAGGAACCCAAAGGCCCTAGCCCGGATAGTCACCTTTGGCGCCCCTTTTACGGGTAAACGCAAGCCTTTGAAACCACGGGAAGCCAAGTTTGTGGAGGTTTACGCTGGGGCCAATGGGACGATGACTTTGACCGATGCGGCTCGGGAAGCGGGATATCCAGAATCCACCTGCCGAAGGGTTGGCTCGGAACTGACCAATCCGGAGCTAAACCCTCATGTTGTCCAAGCAATCCAAAAGCGGCAGGCCGAATTAAATGCAAAGTACGGCACGACCTTTGAGCGGCACATGAAGGATTTGCAGTTTATTCGGGACAAGGCAATCGAAGCCGGAGCGTGGGCGGCGGCTGTTCAGGCCGAATATCGGAGGGGTCAAGCTTTGGGCACGATTTATATCGACCGCAAAGAAATCCGACACGGCACGATCGACTCGATGAGCAAGGAAGAAGTGCAGAAAAAGCTGGAGGCCCTGAGAAAGCTGTATCAAGGGAGCCCGGATGTGGTGGATGTGCAGATCACCGAATCCATTGAAATGGAAAAGCAGGCGGACCACACAGAGGAGTTTTTAGATGACGAGGAAACCGGAAGCAGCCTTTTATCAGAAAATGAAGAAGGGGATGACGAGGGCGAAGATAACCCGCGTTGAGTCGTGGGTGAACCTTGGTATCCCGGATTGCATTGTTGCCTTTGGCGGGCGGTTTCATCTTGTTGAGCTAAAGGTGGCCGATGAAAAGGGCCGCGTCAAAATTAGCCCGCATCAGATCTCATTTCATTCGGCGCACAAGGACTATCCGGTTTGGCTCTTTGTCCAGCATGAAAAGGGCCGTAGAGCCCGACTATTAATTTATCCCGCGTGGCAATCGTACGAGGTGGCAAAGCTTGGGATACTGTTACGACCGATGTTAGAACAGGGCTACCCGTGGGACTGGGAAGAAGTTGAAAAATTTTTGCAAAAAAGACTTGACAATGTTTAGAAAGTAAACAATACTGGGGGCGTTGTACTTAATACAGGAGAAAAAGAATGACCATTTATTCGGACTTGATCGCTAAAGCTACGGGCCTAAAGGACCCTTTGCGCATTGATATGGTGGAGAACTACATGCGCCAAATCTATTTTCATTCGACTTTAAATTGGCAGGGCAAAGAAGAACTTGAAACGGCGGCGCGGGAATCGGCTGAAGACCTTGAACTAAGCGGATGGGACTTTAAATGAACACATTAGGCCGCACCAATAAATTGACCGACCAAGCTTTGATGGACTACGCGTGGCGGCTGGGTTATCGATTGAGCCCGGAAGATTGCGATGAAATTAGACTGACCGCCTACACAGGCGAGACAGTGGCGCACGCGGTGAAGGACTTTTTATCCGCGTATGAGATCCCGGGGAGGTTTAAATGACTGTTTACACATTAGGCCCGGACGATATGCCGACCTGTCCGCGACATGGAACGCGAGTGATCACTGACTTTTTCGTGGCAGAAGATGGGCTGACTTACGAGCGCGGAAAGTGTGAATTGTGTAAAAAAACCTACCATTTTTGGGTGGACGATTCAGTTTTTGTTACTGATCAAAATTTGACCACTTGAAGAAGGCTTTAGGCCAGCTTTTTTGCGGGTTTTGCAAGAATAGAAAGGGGCTATCGGTTTTCCATACGGGATAGGGAGAAACTAAGCAAGGTGTCCCTTGGTCCCTGATCCGTGGTCCTTTTTGCTCTGTCCCCGCGCCCGCGCGGGCTGCTGGTCAATTATTGACCACTAGTTTTTGCTCAAGTATTATGTTTAGATTCTAAACAATCGTGTTATAGTGTGGACTCATACAGAAGACAGGAGGTTTTACCATGCTAAAGACAGTCGCAATATCTTCCAACAAGAAAACAGGCCCGATTGCCGTTACTTATAGGGCCGGGGTCCGTGATACTTACGGCACGTGCCCTAAATCATGCGGCCTGAACCCCGAACCACGGACCGGGGCAGACGATATCGACCGCGATTATTTGACCGCGCTATTAAAAGCTGTGCCGCGTAGTGGTGTGGCGTGGACTTATTCGCATTTCCCGGCGCGGGATATTCCAATTGCGGGGCCGGGGCAGACTGTAATTAATGCAAGCTGTGACGACATGGACTCGGCCGTTGATGCTGTACAGGCCGGGCGGCCTGCAGTAGTCGCCGCGCCACTCGGCACCGATTGGTCCGGGGGCCATGAATACCGGGGCACTAAATTCATTCAATGCCCGGCGGAATTATCCGAAGGTTTTACTTGCATGCAATGCGGCAATGGCAAGCCATTATGTGCGCGGGCCGATCGCGATTATGTTGTGGTGTTCGTGGCCCATGGAACAGGGGCAAAGAAAGTAGGGGCCGATTGTGCTGGCGGGTGTTACGCGGCACAGGGGCCGACAGCTATTCAATGGCATGGCACGCGCAAGACAGGCGCCGCTAATGATGCGCAGGCGCTGATGCAATTCGCGAAAAGCCTGCCCCCGGGGTCCATGCTCCGTCATCACGTGGCGGGCGATATCGGGAGGGCCGCGTAATGGATCCGAAAGAACAAGGCATAAAATTAGCGCGCGATATGCGCTGGGGAATCGAAGACATCGGCGCGGCCATTATGGCCGCGCTAGAAGAAGCAAATTGTCACGATCTCGCGAAGGGCTTCGCGAAGCTTTTAGATCATGAGATATACGGGGCGAGGGACTAATGTACACACACGAATTCACGGGCCGGTGCCCGTCGCTGGCGCAAATAAAAGCGCACGTTAAAAAGGCCATGGCCGCTGGCCATGATTGGATCCAATTAAGCTGGGGCGAAAATCAAATTACGCTGGAGAATTTTGCTGGCGCAAGCTGGGTGGGCCACGGCTGGATCAGGCGCGTGGGCGGAGATGATCTCGCCCGCGAGATGCGATGATCGCTGTATTTATTGCGGCGGGAATAATTTATTTGCTTGACAGGATCTCCCGATAATGTTCTAATTATTCCAGCGGCACGATTCCCGGGCCGCGTTAATACAGGAGAATTAAAATGGCAAGATATACACAACAGCGCAACGATTCGGGTTTTACCCTTGATCAATTGCATTCGATCGCACCGAGCATTTTCGCGGAACAGCCCGCGAATAAAGTGTCTTCCCGCTACGGCTTCGTCCCCACTGTCTCAGTGGTGGAAGAGCTGCAGGGCCGGGGCATGATCCCGGTTTTCGCGGGCCAGACTTTATCCCGCGATCAAAACAATCGGCCGTTCGCCAAGCACCTGATCCGTTTCCGCCCGCAATATGCGCCCACGATCGCGAAAGAGTCGCTTCCCGAAGTCGTGCTAATGAACTCGCACGATGGATCGAGCGGGTTTAAATTGTGGGCCGGGATCTTCCGAATGGTGTGCTGTAACGGCATGATCATCAGCGATTCGATCATGGGTCAAGTATCGGTAACGCACCGCGCGAATGCCGCCGAAATTGTGGGCGATCGCTCGATCGAGTTCATGGGCAAGATCGATCACATTGAAACGCGGATCCAGCGTTTCATGGACCGCGTTTTATCGCCGCTCGAGCAGGGCCAGTTAGCGGACACGGCCGCGACTATTCGGTGGGGCAAAGACCGGCCCGCCGGTCTTGATCACAATAATCTGTTGCTCGGCCGCCGTTTCGAGGATTCGGGCGATAACCTGTGGAAGGTGTTGAACCGCATTCAAGAAAATTTAATGCGCGGCGGGGTTAACCTGAA